CTCAAGGACGGGGTGGCCGGTGCGATCCTGGCGCCCAACGAGGCGCGCAGGAAGATTGACCTTCCGCCGGTCAAGGGTGGCGACAGCCCACTGGCCCAGCAGCAGAACTACAGCCTAGAGGCCCTGGCCAAGCGCGACGCCGAGGGGCCGCCCCCAGCTGGTGGCGCCGCAGGGCCAGGTCCGCCCGGCGCGCAGGGCCAGCCACCGCCAGCCGACGACGAGCCCGCGCCCACCGCCGAGGAAGACGCGGCAGCGTCCAAGCGGCTCGTGGACGTGTTCGCCACCAGCTTGAAGGAGGCCCTTCATGCGTGACCTTGACGCCCTGGTCGCCCAAATGGGCGAACGCCTCGGGGCGATGATCCAGCCCATGTTCCGGCAGCTGGAGGCCGACCTGACCGCCAAGCTGGCGGCGGGCACAATCCGCGAAGCCCTGATCGACCGCGGCGGCGGGCTGGTGCTGACGTTTGGGGACGGCAGCATGAAGGCCCTGGGGTCCGTGGTCGGACAACCTGGTGCGGACCACGACCCGACCACCCTGGCGCTGCTGACGGGCCGCGTGGACGCGCTGGACGGCAGGGCCCTGGTGGACGCCACACTGGACGGCGACCGGCTGGTGCTGACGCTGGGCGACGGCACCACGCGGGACGTGGGCGCGGTCGTGGGACCAGCGGGCGCCGCTGGTCCAGAAGGTCCCGCCGGGCCCATGGGCGGCCCGGACGTGGACGCGCTGGCCGAGGTAGACGCGCGGCTGTCTGCGCTGGCCAGCGGGGCCCTGGTGGAGGCCAGCCTGGACGGGGGCGTGCTGGTGCTGCGGATGGGCGACGGGACCACCCGCGAGGTGGGCCCTGTGGTTGGCCCGACAGGGCCGGCGGGGCCGCCAGGGCCCAAGGGTAGCGGCGAGGACGCCGGGGCCGCCGTGGAGGCCCTACAGGGCCGCCTAGGGGCCATCGAGGCGCGGACCCTGACCGATGCGCTGATCGAGCGCGACGGCAGGCTGGTGCTGGTCTTCGCGGACGGGTCCAGCCGCGCGGTCGGCCAGGTGGTGGGCCGCGACGGTGTGGACGGCAAGGACGGCGCAGACGGTCAGGACGGGGCCATGGGCCAGCCGGGCCTCGGCTTTGAGGACATGACCCTGGCGCTGGACGACAACGGGCGCACGCTGCGGGTGACCTTTGATCGCGGCGACGCGATGCAGGAGTTCCAGTTGGACTTCCCGGTGCTGATCTACCGGGGCGTTTACCGGCCAGAGACGGACTACGTGCGGGGCGACGCCGTGACCTTCGGCGGGTCCGCGTGGGTCTGCGGTCAGCCGACGCAGGCGCGCCCCGGCGAGACGGAGGGCGCATGGACCCTGGCGGTTAAGCGCGGGCGCGACGGCAAGGACTTCGCCGGCCCCCGAGGCGGTGACAAGTGACGCTGCTCGTTTCGCAGGACATGGCCCTGCGCCAGCTGCGGCTCACGTCCACCGCCATCAGCGACGACGAACTGGCCGACGTGATGTTCAAGGCCGAGCAGGCCAGCGACATCGTGGTGGACTACCTCAAGGCGCCCGGCGCGGCCAACTACGTGTCCGACAACCTCATGGTGAACCCGCTGCGGCGAGCCAAGGACGGCAGCATAAGCGGCGGGGGCGACTGGTGGGGCGGCGGCTGGTGGGGCGATGTGCCGTGGGACGGCTACGGGCCGCCCAAGGGTCCGCCGCCGCCGCTGCGCGTGCCGCAGGCGGCGTGGGACGCCACCAGCTGCCCGGTGATGATCCAAGGCGTCGTGCTGGTCATCCTGGCGGCCCTCTACGACGGACGCACGCCCGGTGACGAACTGTTGTCGCCGCAGATGACCGCGGTGCTGGAACGCTACCGCGACCCGGCTTTGGCCTAACCACCCGCGAGGACCGGCTATGCGAATTCGCATCTTGCGCGAGCAGCGGAGCTTTACGCCCGCCGACAACCCGCGTGCGCGCGTCCACCTGCCCAAGGGGCTTGAGTGCACCGTGCGGCGGGCGTGGGGCGACCAGTTGGTGGAGGCTGGCGACGCCGAGGAGTTAGACCCGCCGAACCGCAAGGCCGGCGAGGACTAGGCCATGCCTGTCACCCAAGACCGGCGCGTGCCCGCCCTGGCGGGGATGCTGCGGGACACCGTGACGATGCAAAAGCGGGGACCGGACACCAACGGCGACCCGCTGGGCCCGTGGGCCGACCAGTTCGACGCGGCGGCCCAGGTCTTGGCGATCACACCGGCCCGACCGCAACAGGGCGAGGTGGTCAGCGACGAGCGCCGGGTGGGCATCCAGCCCATACAGGTGACCCTCAGGTTCACCCCACAGTCCGCCGTCATCGACACCGACTGGCGGGTGGTGTGGCTGGGCTGGGCCTTCGACCTGACGGTGATGGACGTGAACCCCATTGCCGCGACCGTCACGCTGTACGCGATCCGCAGCCGCGCCGGGGACACACCGCCATGAGCAGCGACGGCGTGACTGTCAGCCGGATCGAAAACCTGGCCCGGCTGCGGACCAAAATCCTCAAGCTGGGCGGCCCGCAGGCGGTCAGCACCTTGAAGGCGGCCAACCAGAAGAACGCGGACGAGTTTAAGGGCGTGGTGGCGCGCATCGTGCCGCGTGACGATGACGCGGCCCTGTTGGGCACCCTGACCAGCTACGACGTTGGACCGACCGGCGCGGCGGTGGCCATCGGTGACGCACACCACCCCTACCCGCTGCACCTAGAGGCGGGCCACCGCAACAGTGACGGGTCGGTGACGCCGGCCAAGCCCTTCTGGAACCCGGCCAAGCGCGAGCAGCGCAAGCGGTGGAAAAGCCGGTCGGAGCGCGCGGCCCGGTCGGTCGCCAAAAGCATCGCGTCGGCGGGCGGGGGTTGAGCCGTGTCGGACCCAGCTGCGGCCTTCCACACCGCGCAGGACGGCGCCCTGCGGGGGTCCAACGACCTTGGCCTGCTGTGGCCTGACGGTCGGGCGCGCATCTACAGCACGGTGCCGCAAAACGCGCCGCTGCCGTTCATCCGCATAGGCGATGACCAAGTGCTTGAGGACAGCACCGACTGCGCGTCCGGGTCCGAGGTCTTCGCCAGCGTCCACGTCTGGACCCGGCCCGACCCGCCCAGCCTGCTGCTGGGCCGCGAGATTGCCGGTGTCATCCGCGACGTGCTGACCGACGAGGGTTTCACGGTGCCAGGGTGGGACATGGTGCTGGCCCTGTTCGTGGACACCCGCCACCTGACCGACCCCGAGGGGTCCAGCCACGCTGTGCTGACCTTCCACTACGCGCTGACCGACCTGGCCGACGCCTAGCCCGGCGCACCCGCGCCACCCCCTGCAATCCGCTTCTCAAGCCCCGGAGGAGGCTCCTGTAATGGCGACCCCAAACCCTGTGAAATATACGCGCGGCGTGAAGCTGGTCATCATGGTTGGTGACGGCGGGTCGCCCGAGGTCTTCACCCCGTTCTGCACCGTGAACGCGGCCCGCTCGATCAAGGGCGACGCGGCCACCAACGACTTCAACATTCCCGACTGCGATGACCCCGACCTGGTGGGGTGGCTGGCGCGGGAAAAGGTGTCGCTGTCTTACGCGGTCAACGGCGCGGGCATCCTCAACACCCCGGACGTGCAGGCGTTCGCGGACTGGCTCGCGGACCCGCTGTCGCACAACTGCCAGATCATCGTGGACGTGCCGTCCACGGACGGTGGCGTGATCTTCACCGGGCCGTTCCACCTGACCACGTTTGAAATCACCGGCGACCGGGGCAACAAGATGGAGGCCACGCTATCGCTGATTTCTGACGGCGAGGTCACCGTGGCGGCCAACGTCCCGTGAGCCGCAGCGGCGAAATCCTCCGCCCCTGGGGCGCCAGCGAATACACGTTCCGGCTGGGCATCGGCGAGTGGCGGAAAATCCAAGAGACGTGCGACGCCGGGCCGGGTGAAATCGCCCAGCGTCTTGCGGCTTGGGCCGCCGTCCGCAAGGCCATGCCGAAGGCTGACTTCATCGACGTTATGGCCGCCGGTGGCGTGGGCCGGTGGCGGGTCGATGACGTGCGCGAGGTGCTTTACCGGGGCCTGACTGGCGGCGGCTTGGAACCGTCGCTGGCCGGGCGCGTGCTGCACGAACTGCACGACGAGCGCCCGCTGATGGAGAACCTGGCGCTGGCCCTTGAGGTGGTGCTGGCGTCGCTGGCCGGGCCCGAGGATGAGCCGGTGGGGGAGCGCGAGGGGGAGCCGCCAACGACAACGACCGCCGCGGCCACCTCCCCCGAGGAAAGCTCAGGTTCGCAGCCTACTACGGTGCGGGCGGCGTGATGGGGTTCAGCCCCGCACAGGTCAACGCCATGTCGCTGTGGGAATTCCTGGCGGTGCGTGACGGGTGGATCGAGGCCAACTGCCCGCCCGACACGATGCAGCCGCCCAGCCCCGAGGAGCATGACGCCATGCTTGAGAAATACGGGCGATGAGCAGCACCGAAGTTGAACGGCTGATCGTCGTTTTCGACGCCAAGTTCGACGCGCTGGATCAGAAGATTGACAAGATCGTCGCCAAGAACGAGGCGGCGGCCAAGAAGGTCACCGATGCGTGGGCCAAGCAACCGCTGGGCGCCGCCATCAAGAGCTTGGCCGACGACGTGGGCGAGGCGGCCACCAAGCTGCCGGGTCTGGGCGCGGCGCTGGAAGCCATAGGGCCAGCCGGGCTGGCCGCCACCGTCGCCGTGGGTGCGTTCCTGGCGGTGCTGGAGGAAGGCAAGAAGGCGCTGGAGTTTGGCGACAACATCGCCAAGGCGGCGGAGAAAATCGGGATCAGCACCACCACCCTGCAAGAGTATCGGTTCGTGGTCACAGCGACCGGCGGCAGCACCGAGGAAGCCGACGCGGCGATGCTGAAATTCCAGCAGACCCTTGGGCAGGCGTCGTTGGGCGCGACCAAGGCGAAGTTGGCCTTCAACGCCCTGCACCTCGACAGCCAAGCCCTGGCCAAGGAGGGGTTGGACAAGGCGCTGGACACCACCATCGACGCCCTGTCGCGGGTCGGCAGCGAGGCCCAGCGCCAGGGCATAGCCGCCAAGCTGGGGCTGGAGCCGTTCATCGCCGCGATCCGCGAAGGCCCTGAGGCGGTCGCGGAACTTAAGGCGGCGATCTTGGAGGGCGGCGGCATCATGCCCGCCGAAGCGGTTGAGCAAGCCCGGTCGGCCAGCGTGCAGCTGGAGGCCATCGGCCAGACCGCCAAGGTGACCCTGACCACGGCGTTCGTGAAGCTGGCGCCGCTGATCCTGACCGTTGCGGAATACCTGGCCCTGGCGACCAAGTTCGCGACGGACTTCGCGGAGGAAATCGGCCACGAGGTGTCGCAGGCGTTCCGCGACAGCGCGGCGTTTTTCGACAAGTGGAACAAGAAGTTTGCCGACTGGTCCGCCCAACTGGAGCAGGCCATCCCGTTCCTCAAGGTGGTCGAGGACGCGCTTAACGGCATCAACGCTGCGGCCACCGGCGCCGGCGCTAAGGGCCATGCCGCCGCCGCCAACGCGCCCGAGGGGTCCGCCCAAGCTTGGATGAACAAGGAGTTCGGCACCGTCATCCCGACCTTTAAGACCGGGATGGAAAAGGTCATGGCCGAGGTGGCGAAGCAGGCCGGGACCGCCAAGGGCCAAGGCACCCTGGCGGCAGGGTCGCTGGCCCGGCCACACGCCACGCCCGCCGACAAGACGCAGCAGCTTCTACAGGACGCCACGGCGGCCTTGGCCAACGCCATGAAGGCCGAGTTGCAATCCACGCTGGCCCTGACCACCAACATAGACGACAGGGCCCAGATCGAGCAGGGCATCGCGGAACAGGAGTTTGCCGCCGCCCTGGCCGAACTCGAGAAAAAGCGGGCGGCTGCCGCCAAGGACAAGACCCTCAAGGACCCGGCGGTGAAGGCCGCCATCAACGCCGACATCGACGAGGCCGAGACGGCGCAGGCCAACGCCGAGGTGAACAAGGTCATCCTTGAGCAGCGGCAGGCGCAGGTGGCCCACCTACAAGCCGCCAACGCGCAGGCCAGCGCCGAGGCCGCGCTGCGGGCTGTCAGCTTCAAGGCGCAGGAGGATGAATTCACCGCCAGGGCCAACTTGGCGGTGACCACGGCGGAACGGAACAGTTGGGAGCAGCAGGCCCTTAAGGCCGCCCAAGCGCGCGAGACGGACGCGGCGCAGCAGGCCGTGGACACGGCCCAGAACGCCTACGACCAAGCCCTGGCCATGAACGACTTCGACAAGGCGCTTAAGGCCGCCACCGACCTGTTGAAGGCCAGGACCGAGCAGACCGCCCTAGGCCGCAACCAAGTCCTGCAAACCGCGCAGCAGGTGAAGGCCCAGGAGAACCCGCTGCAAAAGTGGGCCGACGACGCGCAGAACTTTAGTCAGACCGTCATGGACGACGGGGCCAAGGCGTTCAGCAGTCTGGCGGACGGGCTGGCCGACGCCATCGTGCACGCCAAGAACCTCGGGGACGTGGCCAAGAACGTGTTCCAACAGCTGGCCGTGGACCTGGTGTCCGCCCTGCTGAAAAAGGAAATCGCCACCTACATTTTCCCCTACCTCCCGGCCTTCGCCAGCGGCGGCATTGCGGCAGGCGGCTTGGCCCTGGTGGGCGAGCGCGGGCCCGAGATTGTCAACCTGCCGGGCGGGTCACAGGTCATCCCCAACAGCGCCCTGCGTAGCGTCGGGCTGGGGTCCATGTCCCCGGCGCCGCCGACAATCCTGTTCGACAACCGCGGCGCGGTCATTTGGGAACAGGCGGCGCGCCAGATGATGGCCTATGCCGACCGCACGTCTGCGTCGGCGGGCTTCGCGTCGCTTCAGACCAGCCGCCGCAGCGTCCCGGCTGAAATGGCGCGGGCCAGCGGGCGGACCCTGCGATGATCCAACTGCCGCCGCTGCCGCGCGGGTCCGCCGTCAAGCCCAAGCTGATCCGCTACGGCGGGGACTTGGTGTCCAGCCTTGGCGGCCCGACGCAGCGCATCACGCGCCCTGGCACGCGCTACGCAGCCGACGTGCAGCTGCCTACCCTGGATCCAGGGTGCGCCGCCCAATGGGTGGGCGCGGCGCTACAGGCCGACGCGGCCGGCGACACGCTGGGGCTGGTCATGCCGCAGACCATCGTGGACATGCGGACCATGACCGGCGGCTCTGGCACCGGCGCAGCTGGCACCGGCCAGGTGACCGTCAGCGGCGCGTCCCCGGCGGTCGGCGGGTGGTTCTCGTTCCAGTCTGGCGGTCGCCACTACCTGCACCTGGTCACCGGCGTGCAGGCCAACGTGGCGTCGGTCAGCCCGCTGCTGCGGGTGGCCATGAGCAGCACGCCCATGGAATTCGTGGCGCCAGTCCTTGAGGGTTTCACGGACGCCGCGCCCGAGTGGGACGTGGAGTATTTTCGCTTCATCGGTTTTAGCTTCACCCTGACCGAGAACGCCTAGCCATGCCCGACGACGCCAGCCTGCGCGCGCAGTTCGACGGCCCCAACCTGCTGCTGTTCGTGGGCCTCGAAATCCAGATGACGGACAACAGTTGGCTGCGCCTGCTGGCGGGTGCGGGCCAGGTCGTGGTGGACGGCAAGACCTACCTTGGCCAGGACCCCGACTTCGGCGTGCTGACGGCCCTGGAGGCGGTCACGGACGGCATGGGCGACCAAGCCCCGGCGCTGCGGGTGACCATCAACCCTGTGACGGCCAGCGCGGGCGCTACGCTGGCCGCACAGGCCATGCAAGGCCAGACGGTGAACCTGTGGGCCGCCGGGCTGGACAGGGCCACTGGCGACGCCCTGGACGAGCCGTGGCTGGTGTTCGCGGGCGAGGTGGACCAAGGCGTGCTGACCGTGGGCATGGGCAGCCGGTCGGTGCAGCTGGACTGTGTGTCGGTGTGGGAGCGGCTGTTCGACAACGACGACGCGGTGCGGCTGACCAACGCCTACCACCAAGCCTGCTGGCCGGGCGAAACGGGTTTCGAGTTCGTCACCTCGATTACCCGCCAGCTGCCCTGGGGCCAGGACTTGCCGGTGCCGCAGGTGGTCA